TGTGCGGTTGTCAGGATCCCGCTCACATCCAGCGTCAAGGTGTGCGTACTGGGGTCGTCTCCTGACTGGTTCAGCGTGACCCGTGCCGCTGTGATCGGCTGGGGCAAAATGATCGAGCCGCGGGTTCGGCAGCTTGCGTACCAGGCCCTCTCCGGTGATGTCGATGTCGGGAAGAGCGTTGTCACTTCCTTGGACGTGCCATCGACCGCGCCGGTGACAAACCTCGCCAAGCTGTAGATCTGGTAATCGCCCCAGCTCCTACCCGTCCCGAAGTAATACTCCTGGCCCAGTCGCCACCGCTTGTAGTCGCTCTCGCGGTTGTACGACTCCAGGATCGTCGGGTACGCCGTGCTGCCGTACTCCCCAAGGCCAGCGCCCTTGGATGGATAAATCCCAGCCGCGCGTTGTTTCGCCGCCCGCGTGATCGGCGCCAGGCTCATACCTCGATCAAGCTTGGCGCCGACGCGGCGAGGCATTACCCAAAGCGGCGTGAATAGTACTGGCCCGCAGAACTACCACTCAGGGCACGCTGCCGGGCCTGAGCACGTACGCCGCCTCCACCTCGGATTTGCTGGACTGTGGCACTGGCGACATCGCGGTTTAAGACGCTGTCGGTGGGATCAATGTCCTTGTAGGCGCGATCCAAAATGCCACCCTGGCGCCCACCGGTCGCGATTGAGCGCCGCAGTTTCCCTGAGGAAAGGTTTCCCAGGCCGCTGCCAACGCCGCCCGATCGGGTGTAGCCGCCCCGCAGGGCCGTGAGCTGCTGAGCGACTTGCATTTCCTGATCGTCCCGCCGCTGACGATCTTCTTCCTCGCGTTGCGCGGCCAGTGTGTCGGCGCGCTTCTTCTGCGTTTCAGCATCCGATGCAGAGGTCTGCTGCTTGGCTAAAGCGTCGTTGTAGCGGTTGGTGAGATCTGTGAAGGTGGCGCTATAGCTTTCGAGCTTGCTCTTGTAATCGTCTGCGCTCGCCTTGTACTGATCTGCTAAGGCTCGATAACCGCCGTCGTCACTCTCAGCGGTGCTCTTGGACTCTGGCTCGTTAGTGCGCCAGTCCTCATCGACTGTCGACTGCTTTTCGCCATCATCTTCGACGTTCTCGCCACCGGTCTGGGTGTTGTCACCCCCCGTCTGAGTGGTGTCACCCCCTGTCTGAGTGGTGTCACCGCCAGCTCTCCGGCTTTCGATGATTGCGTCGAGTTTCCGCTGCGCCTGCGGTGTGACGCCAACATCGCGGCGATCCGCCATGCCGAGCACGCGCTGCAGCGATAGACCTGTCTTCTCCGCGATCTGCTGCGCTTCTTTGGCGCTCAGATTGTTGCCAGCGTTATCGAGGAGGCGCCTTGCCTTCTCCTGCTCGGTTTCACGAGCTTTCTGGTCGTCCTTTGCACGGCGATCGGCGTCCTCGCGCTCGCGCTGCCGGCGCTGCTCAGTCAGCAGGTCCTCGGCCTTTTGCCTGGCCTGCCGTTCTCGTTCTTGCTCCCGCTGACGCTCCTGCTCAGCCTGCTGGCGCTGACGCTCGCGCTCCCTTTCCTGTTCACGCTGCCGCTCACGTTCGCGCTCCTGCTGCCGCTGGCGTTCCTGCTCGGCTTGTTGCCGCTGCCGCTCTCGTTCGCGTTCTCGTTCGCGTTCCCGCTCCTGTTCCTGCTGACGCTGGCGTTCCCTCTCCCGCTCCCGCTCCCGTTGGCGTTGACGCTCTTCCTCTTGACGCTGACGTTCGCGTTGCGCTGGGGTCATGACGCTTGCTTAGGAAATCAGAAGAAACCGCCTTGGGCGAAGACGTGCACTCGAGTAGCAGCGCTCGGCGCCGACAGGGCGGCACTCACGCCCACGTACACCAGTGCCGTCGAGGGAACGTAGAGACCGGTATTTTTCTTGTCGGTCTCACTGGGATAGGTCGCCATCGTTGCCGCCGGCGATGCCAGGTTCGGCATTGGCACCGACAGCGGCGGCAGGCTGATATTGACGCGCTGACCGGCTGCACTGCCGCCTGGGATCGCGGCATTGGCGACACAGGCTGTATTCAGCGCAGAAATCGCTGCTGCCGATTCCGCGGTGCTCAGGAATACCAGCACCGTGCTGGTGGTGGTCGATGCCTCGTTGATCAACACCGAGATCGAATCAATCACAGCCCCGTCATTGGAGCTGCAATCCACCAGCAAAGCGCAGCCAGCACCGACCGGTGTATTGAAGTTCGTGGCGCTACTTAAGGCGGCTGTGCTGCCGATCGTCGCAAAGGAATGCAACGGCCGATCGACAAGCAGTGGCGCTTTGTTTGTGGAGCTCGAGGCCAATGTCTACTCCTGGCTGACTGCCACACTGCTAGACCTGTTGGCCAGTCTAGCTTCGTTATTTATCCCCGTTTCGGAACATTTCGCTTCGGTCCACTTCCAAGCGATATCCCCGTCGACATCCCCAGGGGCTCAGCCGCATCTGCGTTCCTCAGTGCAGGCGGATTCTGCTGCATGGCACCGTCAATCTGAGCGAGCCTGCTTTCCGCTCCGAATCCATAACCCGGCGTCCGCGGTTGCTCAGTGGCTCCTTTCGCCGGATCCTCGGCAGTCACCATCGCCGCGGCAGGGCCTGGTGTCGTGAGTACAGGTTCTTCCTGGCGAACAAATTGTCGCCCATCGCCATAAGGGCTGGCGTATGTCGTCAACCCGTCAGCAATCGCGTCGTATCGAAACTCCGATGGCTTGGCTTTCGCTGCGTAGAAGTTGATCGGATTGGTCGGCACCATTCCAGGCGCGGCCGTGAAGTCTCTGCTGATTTCACGACCCATGGAGCGGTCTTCAAACCAATGGCCCACTTCAGGCGTATCGCCCTTTACGGGTCCAGCAACATGCTTGCCTTGAGGGTGCCGATTGTTCATGGATCAAAACCCAAGACGGGCGGCGCGAGTGGAACGCAGGCCATCGATATAGCGCCTGGCTAGATCGTCAGCCGGATTCGGGGTGTTACCAGGAGCATCTGCCTGAGCCGGCTCAACGCCAACTTCCTCGGCTGCGGCGCTACTGGGCTGCATGGTCGCTCCGGTGCCGGTACCAGTAGCAATCGCCTGGGCGCCAGTGGGCTGAGCCAGTGAGGCGTACTGGCGGTTGAACTCTGGATTCACGAACGGCTTACCGATGTCCAGCCCGCTGAACGCGGCAGGATTTACCGTGGCCTGCGCACTCTGGGCCCATTCCGGGGCTTGGTCTCCGATCGAGGCTGCGATAGGGGATTTCAGCGTGCCATCGGCTGCGGCCTGCCAGATCTTCTGGCTCATCGCGGCGCGCTCACGGCCCTGGAGCTCAGAGACGTTCGCCTGCGCCTGCTCGAGTGCGCTGCCCTCAAATCCGACTAGCCCACGACGGCCCGCCTGTGCAGCACTTTCAGCATCGACAGGCATCGCGATCCGCGTACCACCCAGGCCAGGCGTTTGCTCGGGTGCATCCAGGAGTCCCTGGCGCTGCTGCTTCTCGAGGAATCGATCAACGATGTTTTTGCCGTCAACCCCCTTGGGCGCATTCTTGTTGGCCTCGATCCAAGCCGCAATATCGGCGCGTTGGGCGTAACCAGCCTCGCCGGCGCGGGGGCCACCGCCGACCTGCGCGGCTTGCAGGAGGCCTTTATTCTCTTCGCGCTCCCAGTACGGCGTCGCCTGTTGCAACATCCGGCGCGCTTCTGATGCACGAACGTCGACGTCGTCGCTCAGGACAGCTGCGGGTGCTGCTGGCGCGCTGCCGGAGGGCTGGGGCTTGGGCTTTGTCCCACTCGGAGCGGATTCGGGGATCCCGAAAATACCCTGCCATCCCTGGGATTGCGGCGCAGATCCCGTCATCCAGTTAGCCGGATCACTCATGCTGGCCCGCTGCATCCAGGACTCAGGCTTCTTGCCGGTCAGAATCCCGCGGGCGGCCCGCATTTGCTCAGCTCGCTCGTACCCCTGCACGAGACTCGGGGAAACCTGCGCCCAGCTCGGCAGCTTGATTTGATAGGACGAAGCCTGCCACGGATCTGCCACTGATCACCTCCAATTCATGGAACCTGTTGCCTGTAGGACGCGGGTTCCCACGGCGGTATCTGCTGGCCCCGGGACGGCCATGATGAATTCCACGCCGGCTCGCTCAAAGGCGTAGCGACGTACTTCTTCGCGGCGATAGTTCGCCACGTAGAGAGTTTCAGCAAGAAGGTCGACCTCCCGTAGGTAGACCTCTCGGTAGTCCTTTGCCGCCTTGAGCGGATCAGACTGATAGATCGCCCGGTCGGTATCGCCCGTAATCCGTTCGATACGACTGGGCTGCGGCTGGTCCTCGACCCGAAAGATCTGAGAGATCCTGTAGGCCTTGTCGCAACGGTCCAGGTGCTCTACTACGCGAGCGTAGAAGTAGCTATCTGGAATTCGCGCCATCGCCTCTTCCAGGCGAGCGATATCGCCAGCAGGCAGATTAGCCCCGACATTGTATCCTAAATGCCAGCGGCAACGGCTCTTGTCGTAATCGCTGAGTTCGATCGTTGACAAGCTCAACGCAACGAAGCCAGTCTAGCCGGGTTGTACGACATATCATGCAGCTGGCGTTTCCTGGCACTCGGTATGGGCAGGGCTGTTTCGGTCACTCCAGGACTGAGGTACGGTCAGCTCTTCGTCTTGAGCTATCCGGTCAGAAAAGACGGCAAGCTCTATGCACGCGTTCAGTGCGATTGCGGCACTGTTCTCGACCTTAGAGCTTGCAATGTGGCTAGAGGAAGGGTTGTGAGCTGCGGATGCCGCGCCAGAGTGGGACTCGTAGGACGCCAGAAACACGGGTTACGACAAGCGCCTGAGTACATGATCTGGGCTTTGGCCAAGGGTAGGTGTACCAACCCTAAGAACCCACGATTCCCTCAATACGGTGGGCGAGGTATCACGATGGCGCCGGAGTGGATCAATGACTTCGCCGCTTTTTACGAGCATCTCGGACCACGCCCTTCAGCTCTGCATTCCATTGAGCGCATAGATACTGACAAAGGCTACGAACCCGGCAACTGCAAGTGGGCTACGGTTGCAGCTCAAAACCGCAATACTCGACGTAACATCAGGGTCCGGCGCAAGGGCAAAGAGTATATCCTCTGTGACCTAGTAAGCGCGGTCGGGCTGCCTTACAACCGAGTGACTTCGAGAAGGCTCAAGCTTCTCTGGCCCGAAACCCGCTGGTTCGAGCCCTACACCGTAGAGGAAGCGATTGAGGCCTTCGAGCGCCAGCAGGATTCTCAGCCAATGTAAATCAGATCTGCAGCCAGAACCTCGTCCCAGTCAACGCGGCCGATCCGCTTCAGTTGATCAAGGTTCGTGAATCGCTCACCAGAGAGGCTCATCCGCAGTTCAACGATTTTCTTGGCCGTTGAAAAGCCGATCCCTTTCACTGTCTTGGCGATCGCCTCGGCAGATGCCGCATTGATATTCAGGCGCGTATCAACAGGAATTGCCGATTCCGGAATTGCGTCCTCATCAACGGACTGCTCCGCAGACTGGGGCTTCGGCGTTTCACCAGTTCGACCCTTGCCGGGCTCGTAGGACACGAGGTCAGCCAGGGCGATGTACTGGATCGAGCCCTGAGAATTCTTGATCATGGCCCAGTCCTTGTCGTGGTGGGCGATGAACTCAACGATCTGTCCGTTCTTGGTGTTCTGGTACAGCGCCATAACGCACAAACAAAAATGGGCGCCTGATCATTCAGACGCCCTCATTGTAGGGACAAACCCTCAGATCACAAAGTTCAGGACTCAGTGATATAGGGGATGCTCACATCGTTCAGCTCGGCCACAGCATCGTCGAGGTAGTAAGCCACTTCGCAGATGATGGGGGTACCGCCAGTCAGGCTGGAGGTCAGGGTCGAGCCGGCGGCAGTACCGGTGCTGTTGGTCACAAAGACCTTCAGGGTCTCAGAACCAGTCAGGGCTACCGGAGTAATCACCGACTTGCTCGCGGCCACGGGAGCCACGGTGGTGCTGGCGACAGCAATAGTGGCGCTATTGGTCGACAGGGTTGTCGCGGTCAGGACGTCGTCGTTAGCGATGGCATCAGCCAGCTTCAATCGGTTGGTGTTGGTGCCAACCAGACCAGAGAAGGCGGTGCCGACCGCGCGATCCTTGCGCATGTCAGGCACGCGAACGCCCAGGTAATAGACGTTGGCACCTGCAGGCAGGGTCAGGCCGACGATGTCAGCGCGAGCCTTGTCATCACCGCGCTTATCGGGCGAGGGGATGATCACATCGAAGCTGGTGCCGCCGGTGGCATTCACCAGGGCGTAGCCAGTGATGTGGTAATACACCCGGCCGGGGAGACAAACCGCGGGCTGGCCCTGGTAAGAGCTCAGGCGGTTGACGTAGTTACCGGGATAAATCTTCTTCGCCATTGTTCGTTACCTCCTATCAGTAAACGAAGGAGTACGCGACGGTCACGAAGTCCTTGTTCAGGATTTCGAAACCGGCGAAGAGCGACCAGATCATGATGATAAAACGACTGAAATCGTCGTTGTTGTTCAACAGGATCTGAGCGTTATTACCGCCAATGCCAACACCCACGGCCTGAGGACCGAAGAACAGCATCGGAGCGGCGGTGGTCACTGCGCTGCTGATCGAAGCGTCAGTGATGGTCACCTGCAGGCTCTTCTCGGGCAGGTTGGTGCTTTCGAACCAACGCACGCCTTCAAACAGGAAGCCGGAGGGCATCACGGGCTGACCAGCCACAAAGCCGGCCTGACCGTACGCGGGGCCCATGCCACGGAAGAAAGTGGCGTTAGGTGCCAGCTCAGGCTGCATGGGGTTGACCATGCCATTACCTGCGTAACGAGCGATCTCACGGAACGCATCGTTCTGGCGCAGGTGCATCATCGCGGTGGGATCCGCGATGCAGCGGTAGTAGCCATCGGCGAACGTGGGGACGTTGCGCTTGCGCATGTCCTTGACCACCTCGAGGAGGTCGGTCTTCACGTCGAACTTGGCCGACTCACCAGCGGCGTAGGTCAGGAAGGGGGCAGAGGCTGCCTTAGCCTTCTTCAGGGGGTAGAAGTAACCACCCTTGGTGCTGTCAGCAGCGCCATTGGCTTCTGCTTTGAACAGCTCGTCGGCGAAGACGCGATCGCGCCAACGACGGTAGTCATCCAGCAGGGTCAGCGAACCGATCGACTGATGGAAGACGTTGAGGTTGCCGGTGTCCAGCAGCAGTCGCTGGGCGGTCAGCAGAGTTTCCCGGGCCACCTTGAAGGTGGAGGGGGCGGAGGTATCGGTCGGATCAGCGGGGCCGGTGTACTCCTTGAGAGTCACCAGCACCTTGTCCTTCACGATCGAGCGCGAAGATGCGGTACCGAGAGTTTGATCAGCAGTGCGCTCACGGCTGTCCTTAGTGCCAGGGGCACCCCAGAAGCGGTAGCGGTCAAGCTGAACAGTCTGGCCGGGTTGCTTCGAGAAATCGTGCACAACCACGGGCTCGACCGCCATCTCCACGATGTACGAGGGATGGGGCCGATAAAGCTCGGCACCTAGCAGCTTCGGAAAGTCATTGTCAATCCACATGGGATGAAATGTCCGAGCGACAAGTGTGCGAGAAGGCGCTCACCGTGCCTTCTTTGGCTTACTATAAGTTAATCGTGTAGTGTGAAAAAGTTGGACGCTACGGACGTCCGGGGGTTGCTCGGCTTACTGCTTGCTGACGGCAGTCTTGTCCCATATCGCAGTCCTGGAGGGGGTTACATCCAGCTCACTCTCACAGCGGGCGCCTCTGAATCAGCGTTTCTGGAGGACAAGGTCGCCGAATTCCGCCAATTTGTGCCGACTCAGGCCCAGATTGTTCACTACAAAACCAAGCCGCGCGCCAATGGGAACAGCACCTCGGTGCTGCGTTTCCGTGTTTCATCAACGCGCTTGCGATCGGTGTACAACCTCCTGTACCCCAATGGCGAACGCGAGATCAGTCAAACGGCACTCGACATGCTCGGCGCCAAAGCTGCCGCTTGGCTCTGGGCAGAAGGAGCTCGTCCAGGCCTGGAGGGCTATGTCGATCTAGCTCGTGTCGGCAAAACATTCGAAGAAGCACTCCGCGTCTGCCAATGGATTGGTGTCCTGACAGGGGCAGAGGCCACCCTTGCCGATACCCATATCAACCCACGCCTGCGATTTCAGCCAGGAGAGGCCATCAAGATCCGCAAGGCGTTACTCCCTTACGCGCCGCCAAGTCGTATTCACCTGTTCAAAGAGGAAGCCTGGGATGTCAGCTCAATTCGTAGCGCTCGCACTGAGTTACTGCTTGGGTCGCGGAACGATCAGTCTCAAGGGAGTCAGGAAGCGACCTTGGCTTGAAATCCAGCGGCGCGAGACAGAGCTGACCTATCTCAACCACCAGCTCAGGCAACTCCACAAATTCCATGACGGCAAGCTCGAGGCCGTTTCGGATGTCGTCCAGACCAATGGCTTCTACGACGACCACCGCATTCGCGTGCACAGCCCTGACCTCTACCGCGTCTACGACCTTCTCTATTTCCGCGATGAACGCCGCCTCACGCCTGAGGCCTTGCAGATCGTCGGAGCGCAGGGCCTGACATCCCTCTGGTGCGATACCGGCACCGTGTCGCGCAACAAGGCGGTCCTTCGCTCCTGGGCCAGCTCCCAGGAAACGGCCTACCTCAAAGATTGGGTCGAATCACTTGGACATACGCCCGCTCTCGTTCAGGCAGGGCGACTGGAATTCCACGGTGTTTTCGCGGACGACCTGATTCACGACTTGCGTAAAACCTTGCCTCGCTGCAAGCTCTCGACGCTGCGCCGTTAGCCTTGTAGAGCTGCATGTGCAGTGGCCCCGAAGAAGAACGGCGTCAGGGGCGTCATTTCCAGGAGCTTGGATTTTTGCCGTTTCCCCAAGCTGGCGAGTGATCCGCCGTGCGTCTGATCAGCGTGCGGCGGCGCCTGGGCCATCCTTCTCTAATGAGAGATTGTCGTATTGATTAGCATTGCAGCATCCCTGGCGGGCATTATATGGCTCAGCAAGGAACTGCCGATGATCGTGAACTCGATCACAGCTTGCCTAAGGAGAAGCAGTGGCCAATTGCTGATCCATTGGATTCGGCCATGCGCCGCAAGTTCTTGAACTTCTGCGAAGAGAATCCTTGGGCAGATGAGTGCCGCATTCATGAGCTCTAATGGCGCTGACGCAAACCCAGGACTACGAGGCCATACGGACGAGCTACGGCGGCAGCGACCTGACTGCGCCTTCCTTCCTGCGTAGCTCTTACGTCAAATACAACTCCATCGCCAAGTCCAAGGACCTGGGAGCCGTTGAGTCGCTGATCGCTGATATCACTGGCACGGTTGGCTCACAGGCAGGCACGAACACTCTCTTCTTCAAATTCCAACTTCTCAACCCGGCCGATATCCGCATCCAGACTCGCTCCACCGGCGAGATCACCGACCGTTACTTGAGTCTTGGCCTCTTGGACGGGGATCGTCGACCCGTTCAGGTCGACGCTGATGGCTTTGGATTCATCAACGATGTTCACAACACAGCTGCCGATGAATCCATCTTGAAGCTGCCGGTTGGGACGTACTACGCGACGCTTTCCTCGCTGCAGTGGCAGAGCATTCCGTACGCGATCCGGATTTCCGTCATCAAGTACATCCTGCTCGACGGCGTGGCAACCGGTACCTGTGAGCCCAGCGCGCGTCTGCCACTGCAAAAGATTGACGGTGCGGCAATCGGAACCAATCAGTCGTCTGCCACGCTGAAGACTCCAGCGCAGATCAAACGCACCGTTGGCATTGCAGGCGCCACCGCCCAGCCCGTGCTCACACTCGTGATTCCGAGCGGTGCTGCCGTTGGCTCAATGCTGCCAGAAGGTCGCTTGATGATGAACTGGAGGCTCGAGGGGGTCGCTCAAGGCAGCAACTCCAGCCAGGGGACCTTAACAAGCGAAGCTCCGTACGGATACGGCTACTGAATTCGGATCGATTTCCCTTCCTAGAATCAGTCCACAGCCCACGGTAGGTCCACTAAGGACATGGCATTTTCCCAGTATCTTGCTGACAAAATACTGATCTGGATCAAGGGCACTACCTTTCCTACTGCTCTCTCGACTGTTTATATCAGTCTTCATTCCAGTGATCCCGGCACCGCTGGAACCAATGGCAATGTTCAGCTGACCGTCACAGGTAGCGCTGATCGAACCAGTGTGACCACCTCGACCTTCAGCTCCGTTGGATCCGCACCGGGCGGGGGCTTCCAGGTGACCAATAACAGCCCTGTTCAGATCACAGCTAGCGCAACTGGTGGTGCCACGATTACGCATTTCGGCGTGTGGGATGCCGTTACAGGTGGCAATTTCCTGGCATCGGGCAGCTTGACCGCTTCTGTGGGTGTCGTGATTGGTGACACCGTTCAATTCAACGCCGGCGCCTTGGCGATCCGACTGGTCTGATGGTCAAACCCAAGAAATCTCCTACGGGCGCCATTCATAAAGAGCCCGTCGAGAAACTCACCAGACAGGGTAACGGGCGGCGCAGCAAACCAAGCCACGGACGTAAGTTACGCCGTGGCCAAGGCAAGTAGTTGCTGCAATCAGGCGAAGTCGACTTCCAGCTGATACTTCAGCGTCGACTGGTCCTTGTGCTCGACTACGACCCACAGCCGATCGCCATTGAGAACGGTGAACGGTCCAAGGCTGACGGTGGCAGTTCCTCGTGCTGGCTTCTTGCGGCCCAGGCAGCTCACCGCAGCAGAGGGGGTCGCAACGCCATTGATCTGCCGCAGAACCGCGATGTCTCCTACGGCGCGATGGCTGGCAGCGAAGCCATTCTCACTGAACGGACGCAGCGTCACGGTGTACGCCCCTGCATTGGTTCCAGCGCCGTCCGTGATCTCGAACTGATCGACGGAACCCTGGATGCCACCCAGTCGAGCGAAATCACTGTGGGTGTTGCCCGACTTAGGACCAACAAGCTCAGCAGGGCCGGTGATCACCCGCTTGCCGTTAATGCCTTTGCGATTGATCTTGTCGATGACGGCCATGTGCGCTCGCCAGATATCTATGCGTTAGGCAAAGTCTAACGAGCTCAATAATCCCAAATCGCTGCTGGTCTTACCCCGCCGCGGGCGTGGAACTTGCCACCGCTGCGTGTATCAATGTGAATGAAGCCCTTGGGCCTTCCATCTCCATAGCCACCACTCCACCGCTGCACAAGCCACTGATGGAATTTCTGCAGTGAGTCCCCGATCGGATAGATGTCCAGCGCCATACCCTTGACGTGGTAGCTGCCACTGACTCCGCCCACCTGACTGTTGATTGGCTCAGGGCGGTAACCACTGGTGACACCGAGTGGGCCCGCCCAGGCTTCGCGAATCGCATCGAATTGCCGGCAGATCTCAATGATTGCCTTCTCTTCGCTACTTCCCGCCTTGGGTCTGCGGCGCGCGTCGTATTGCAGCACCTCCCCCACTGTGATGTACTTGCCGATGGGGCAGGCAAAGTCATTCCAGTTCACCTGCTTGACGTGACTCGGCGCTGGTTTGGCCTGCTCCTCTAGCCAGTGAGGCATGAAGATGGCCCAGCGCTCGCCGCTGCCGAGCAAGCTGACCCACGCATGGCTGTCGCCCGGGATCTCGTCCAGCTTCGTGATGGCAACCAGCTCACCCTTGGCGACTGGTTTTTTGCCTGCTTCAGAGAGGTAGTGCCCATCGATTGGAGCCTTCTTGAGCAGGGTGTTTTGCTGGGCGATGAATTTCATGGTTCCGTCATCCTCCTGTTGCCAGATTGCGGCTTCTCGCCGGCGGCGATTCACAAGACCGTCGAGGGTTCTGCCGCCAGCCTTCACGTACAGGGCCAGCGCTTGCGGCATCTGTTGATAGACCTCCGCTCGAACTGCTCCATCCCGCAGGACGCCGGAGATGGTTTCAAAGCCAGCAGCGCCATAGAACCTTGCACCCAGGTTCCACGCAAAGCTCAGGAGGACGGCCTGTCTGTTAGGACCCAACCGATCCCAGCCCGGGATGCACTCCGCAGCTGGGATGTACTGCTTGCGAAGGAGCTCCTCGAGGTGTCGTTTGCAAATTCTGTAATCACATACATCGCCCATCCGAACTGGTTCACCATTCGGGTAGCGCGTCAAGCCAGCGCAGATCGTGGGGATGCCTACAGGATCAAGATAGGCCTCTAGCTCAATCCCTTCAAACTCCTCGATCAAACGCGTCGCTATCGACAGTGTCTGAGGATGAATCGCCATAGATGCCCGCAAAGCGCCGCGTGGACTGCGCCATCGGCTCGCGCCCTTCCATCATTTCAACGGCTAAGTGCTGCGCAGCGGCAGCGCTATAGCCTTTGGACTGCAGCAATTCGTACAGCCCGAAAAATGCGTCTAGACGTCCGTCGACACCATCGTCATCAGTCATGACGTCGGCGGCGAGGTGCTGAGCTGCCCCACGAGGAATGCCCTGGCCGGTGTATTGCCGAACCAGGGCATTGAACAACTCGGGGCTACCCGCTAAACGCATTCACGTTTGACGCAGTAGACCTAATCTAACTGCGCTCGATCAGAGCCCGATATTGTTCAAAAGATCAGGTTGATCCGCAATCGCAGTCAGGCCGGGTAGGACACTACGAGGATCACCGCTACCTTGTTGAACCAGGGCGAGCTGAATCGACTTCTTAGCCTGATGCGCCAATGCGTTTGCAGCTGCCTCAGCTGTCTCTTCTCGCACTTCGCGGCGATTCATCTCCTGTTGGAGTGACTGCCGCAGTTGCGACGAGGCCGGGCCGGCTGCCAATTCACTCGCTACGGGGTTGTAGCGAGCGGGCATTCCAGGCGGGAGATTTGCCATGACCTCCGCCTCCTCAGGCTTCAGAAACCAGCACTTTGCTGCGCAGGGCCTCGGGTGTTGCCTGGCTCAGCATTTGCCAGGCAGCGGCGGGGTTGCGCTCGCTAATTGCCGAGAACGTTGCCCAGAAGTCGTCGCCAGCGGTTGCAGCCTGCACGTCGGGTGCGGGCATCTCCATCTGAGGACGCTGGTAGGTCGCAGGTGCAGGTGCGAACCGGCGCTCGTTGGCCTCAACCTCAGCTGCCAGACGGTCCTGTGCAAGCTCAGTGGGGTAGGGGCCCTGAGGACCGAAGAACTCGTTGACGTACTCAGCGAGCACATCCGGGTTGGTCAGCAGCGTGTGATACGCGGCGTTGTCCTCGGCAGCGGCTTCGATCACCGTGTGGGAGTTCTGCAGCTGCTCCTGAATGGTCTGCAGCTGGCTCATCACCTGAGCAGTCTGCTGAGCCTGGGACAGCAGGGCATCCTCCACCACGCAGGCGTAGCGATTCAGCAGGGCAGGGGCCTCAGCGCCGAAGTGCTGAAGAACCTCAAGACTTTCGTTGCTGACGCTTTGGAGATACTCGTCGCTCGCGGGTGCGCTCGGCGCGCTGCTGTAGCTCGGCGCCTGTGCCTGAATCGCCTGGGAATAGGCCTGCGTTTGTGGGAACGCTGAGGTCAGCGGCGCCGAAACGGACGGAGCCGCCTGGTAGCTGAGCGGGGTCTGCGAGTAAGCCGCCGGGATAGGGGCCGCCTGTTGGGTCGGAGCCGAGTAGGACGCCTGGGGCTGGGATTGCGGCGTCGCGCTCAAGCTGGCGAGAAGCCCCTGGTACGCCGCCTGCCACGGGTTGGCCTGTGGGGCCGAAACCGGAGCCTCCGGGGAGTAAGCCGGCGCCTGAGGTTGAGCCGTCTGGTACGAAGACGGGGCCACCTGCGGCATCGACGGGGAGGCCACGGTCGGCGCGGCCACGCTGGATGGGATCGAGGGCTGCGGGGTCGCTACCGCCGTCGCCATCGTTGTACTGTCCTGCATAGGTCAGTTCTCTCTTAAGGAATTCAAGGGCTCGATAGACGTAAGGAGTCAGATCGAGTTTGGGATCCGCGAGCAGGGGGAGATCCGGGGCCTGCGGGTGCGGAATCTGTCGCATGTTTTGAATCAGCGACAGGAAGGTACCAATGCTTTGCTGCGTGGCTTGAGCCATTCGGAATGGATAGCCACTGAGCATTGCACTGCGCTCTTCGTCGGTTTTATCCGGGAAGAGGTACCTCAGGGCCTCGATGCTGTTCACACCGAGTTCCTGCAGGTTCCGCACAACAATGCTTGAGTTCAGTATATCTTCCGTGGAGTCCTCGAATACAGGGCCCTTCCACCGCCATTCGATCTTGCGGTCTCCATCTGGGATCAACCCCACGACGCCAGGTGGTAGCTGACGAGCTTGCACTGCTTCACCGATCTGCGACTCAAGGGCCTGCTCGAATTCTTGATACGCCTCCGCAAATGCATTCACGGCTTCCTGATATTGCTCTTCGTCGGCGAACTCCTCCCTTAGCGGCACCGGAGGCTTCTCTAGGCCGACGGCAGCGGCGAAGGATTCACGGAATATCTTCTCTTCATTGAACAGAACCAAGGCGAGCAGTTTGCACAACCCGTATGTCAGCAAACCGCGACATTTACGCGATGCGGTTGTCGCAGCGCGGCCGTACAGCGATTTGACCTCATAAGCCGTAGCGCCGGAACTGATGCCCAGCTCGTCAACGCCACCGAGGGCATTGCGCAGTTCTTCGCGATACTGACGCGCATAGAGATTCTGATCACCCGAGACCGCATCAGGCGTGATGTAAGCCACGCGATCGGTTGCCTCGATATTGGCAATGATCCGTGGAACCTTCACTCCACCCCCGCCACCGGCACCCAAGGGGGAGCTCAGGCGTGTCGAGGGGCGATTGGCGGCATAGAAGCCAGCCTGAGAGCTGATCGTCGGACGGAACTCTTCGCCGTCACCAGACTCGATCAGGTCTTGCTTGGGGCGACTGGAAACCAGCGTGGGGTTTCCGTAGAACGTGATATTGGCGCGAATGTTCTTGATCAGGTCATCGTGCGTGACGATGTGATCGCTCAGCCAATCGAACTCGCCACTGGCATCCATACCAGTGGAGCGCATGTTGTTGAATGACTCCACTGCCGGGATGAACCCCAGGCTGTTGCGCAGGGTGCGTGTGCTGTTCGGCGCGTAGGTCAGCGTGGCGACGCCCGCATCAAAGCTCGGCTTCTCGGTCGTGATCGATTCCTTGATCGTGTCACGGCGGACCTGCAGCTTGACGTAACGCAGTGAGCCCCCGTCACCACCGGCAATCGCACCCATCGAACCGAGGCCATCGCGCACCGTGAAGCTGTAGATCAGCTCCACTTCCTCCAGCTGGCCAGCGGCGTCGTAGTAGGCGCGGTAGTTCTCTTTGCTGAACCACATCAGCCGGTAGGTATCGCCTACGGGCCGGAAATACCAGAGCCCCTTGCCGTCGAGCAGGAAGTCGTCAACGATCCCTTCCAGGCGCGCATCGATCTCGTTGTCCTGGATCAGCGCCGCCAGGAAGCTCTTGCGGAAGCCAAAGGTGTCCTGCGCGGGGTAGAACTCCAGACCCTGGCGCAGCATGAACAACCGCATCTGCGCGAGATGCGAATTGACCACCATCGTGTCAACGCCAGCCGTTCCATCACGCTTGCGCGCGGCCTCGAGGATGCGGCGAAAACGCTCGGTTTTGGGTTGGCTCATGGATCTAGTTTAGGTCCATTCAATTTGTGCGGCCCCGCGTTTCATCAGGCCTTGAACCACGATATTGAGGCTATCCGCGCAGTCATCATGAGGGCTATGACCGAAGTTCGTGATCTCATCAATCATGTAGCTGAAGTCCCGATACTTGTTGAAGATGATCTTCTTGGCCTGGAACAGCCCAAGGATGCCCCGCAATCTCGCGAGCTTGTCGCCTCGGAAGCCCTTCACGGGTGAGATGTGGAGGTTGTAGAGCTGCCATTCATCGAAAAGGACGCGCTTCAGATCGCCTTCGAAGCTTTTCTGGTACGCCACCACCTCAGGCCAGATCGTGACGGGAGAATTGGTCGGGAAGTACTGGCCGTTGTCGTTTGTGGCCAGCAGGTTCCACTCCATCAGCAATTCGCAGAGTGCCTCAACCTTCTCGATATTGCCCATCGACCGCATCCGCCGGTAATCGATGATGTAGCACTTGTCGTCAACCCGGCCAGCCAGCGTAAACACGGTCCAGTCGTTCCGCTCGCTCATCCCTGCTGACAGGTCGATGCCAACGCCGACCATGTCATAGGTCTCGGGAACCTCGCCGCGAACAAATAGCTCTGGGCTGACACCGAGCTCAGTCGAGCGCACCGGCTGATTCAAATACTGGTAGGAAAAGGCAATGCGGTCGTCGTGCTGCAATTTCAGCAGATACTTGGTCGACCACATTTCTGGCCAATAAGACTTCGGCCGTCCGTCTTCGTCGTAGCGCAGCGCGGACTGCACGACGGTTTTCCAGCCTTTCTTCTCGGTAAAGATCGTCGCGAAGAGGTCGTCGAAGTGGAATCGCGTCCCCAAGGCGATCGCTCGCGCGCCCTGGAACATGGTCGGCACGATCACGTTCGTCCAGTTCGACTCCATCTCACGGCGGATGTCCGGATTGGCGATCGATGCGGCGCTCTTGATGGCGTCGTCGACCACGATCAGCGAACTGCGCTTGGAGGTGATCGTGCCCTTTAGACCGGCGCAGGCGATTGTGAACGCATCTTCGCCCCGGACGTCCACCTCCGCATAATCCCAGTCGATGCTCCAGAGCTCGTCTGACGTTCTGGTTTTCGAGAGCCGTACGCAGGGGAAAATCTCCTGATACTCGCGAGAGAGAATCAGGTTCTTGATTGCGGCGCTCTTATTGCGCGCAACGTCGACGTTGTAGGAGACATAAAGGATCCGCAGCAGCTTCTTGGCTAGGGCATGGCGTCCAATCAGCCAGCCCAGCAGTAACCCAAGAACTGTGCTCTTGGCGCTACCCCTCGGACTCAGCAAGCATGTATTTGGCCCTGCGATGTCCAGCAGGTGCTCGTTGCTCTGATTGGTCAAGAAGGCGCGGTGC